TGCTCAATGTACCCAAAAAACAGATTACAAAACTCTAGAGGGACACTATGCTCAAAAATTAGATTTTGATACTATCAAATCTGCTAGAGAATTTATTAATGAGTACAAGTACGTAGAGAATTTTAAAATCTACGGGTATGACAAATTTCTTTATCAATACATCAGTACAGAATTTCCTCAAGAACGTATTGATTATGATCTTAATCAATTAAAAATCTATACTATTGATATTGAAACTTCTGCTGAAAATGGATTCCCTAGTGTCAGGGAAGTTTCGGAAGAGATTCTATGTCTGACTATTAAAAACTTTACTACAAAAGAAATCATTGTATGGGGAACACGTGAGTATGAAAACTCACGTGACGATGTTGAGTATCGTGTCTTCTGGAAAGAAGAAGATATGCTCAAAGATTTTCTTGCATGGTGGGCAAAAAATACTCCAGATATTCTTACTGGTTGGAATGTTAAAAACTTTGACGTTCCTTTTATTTGCCGTCGAGTAGAACGTATACTTTCTTCTAAGTATATGAAATCTCTTTCACCATGGAATAGAGTGTATGAAAATGAAGTTGAAGTTGAAGGTAGAGTAAACCTTAATTTTGAAATTATTGGTGTCTCTATCTTAGATTACTTAGATCTTTATAAGAAATTTACATACACTAAACAAGAAACATATAGATTAGATTACATTGCTACTGTAGAACTTGGACAGAAGAAGTTAGATCACTCTGAGTTTGAAACTTTTAGAGATTTCTATACGCAAGATTGGCAAAAGTTTGTTACATATAACATTCATGACGTGGAACTTGTTGACCGGTTGGAAGATAAGATGAAACTTATTGATCTTGCTGTCAATCTTTCGTATGATGCTAAAGTTAACTTTCAAGATGTGTACTCTCAGGTACGCATGTGGGATAGTATCATTTACAATTATCTTACCCCTAAAAACATTGTTGTTCCTCCCAATGAAAGAGATGACAAGGATGAAAAATTTGAGGGTGCATATGTAAAACAACCTGTTCCTGGTGGTTATGATTGGGTGGTGTCATTTGACCTTAACTCTCTATACCCTCACCTCATTATGCAGTACAATATATCACCAGAAACTTTGTTGGATAAAAAACATCCATCAGCAACTGTAGATAAAATTCTCAGTAAGAGTGTTTCTTTTGATGGTAAGTATTGTGTTTGTGCAAATGGGGCACAGTTTAGAAAAGATATACGTGGATTTCTTCCAGAGTTAATGGAGAAAATCTATAACGAACGTGTTACCTTTAAGAGGAAGATGCTTGATGCTAAACAGGAGAATGAAAAGAACCCTAGTGCTCAACTTGAAAAGGACATCTCTACCTACAATAATATTCAGATGGCACGTAAGATCCAACTTAACAGTGCTTATGGTGCTCTTGGCAATAAGTATTTCAGATACTTCAAGCTTGCCAACGCAGAGGCGATCACTCTCTCAGGTCAGGTTTCAATCCGTTGGATTGAAAATAAAGTAAATGAGTATCTAAATACCTTATTGAAAACTGAAGATGTTGATTATGTCATTGCATCTGACACCGACTCAATCTATCTTAACCTTGGACCTCTTGTTACTAAATTTTTTAGTAATAGGATTGACGATAAAGCAGCAATTGTTTCGATACTTAATAAGGTATGTCAAGACAAGTTGGAACCGTTTATCACCGAATCGTATGAGGAACTTGCGGAGTATTTATCGACGTATGATCAAAAGATGATCATGAAACGTGAGAATATCGCTGATCGTGGTATCTGGACTGCGAAGAAACGATACATTCTTAACGTTTGGGATAGTGAAGGGGTTCGATACACTGTACCAAAACTTAAAATTATGGGTATTGAGGCAGTTAAATCTTCTACTCCTGCGGTGTGTAGGAACAAAATTAAAGAAGCACTCAATATAATTATGAATCAAAGTGAAGAAGATCTAATTAAATTTATTGATGAATTTAAAACTGAGTTTTATCAGATGCCTCCCGAAGACATTGCTTTCCCTAGGGGAGTCAATGGGTTGACAAAATGGAGTCATCCTGTTACGCTATTCAGGAAGAGTTGTCCAATTCAAGTAAGAGGATCCCTCGTATATAATCATCAACTCAAAAATCACAAACTCACATACAAGTATCCCTTGATACAAGAGGGTGAGAAAATTAAGTATTTGTATCTAAAGATGCCAAATGCTGTTGGACAGAATGTAATTTCATTCATTGCCAACTTCCCCACTGAAATCAATATTCAAAAGAATATTGATTACAAACTACAGTTCCAAAAATCATTCCTAGATCCCCTTAAGGTTATTCTAGGTACGATTGGTTGGAAGACAGAAAAAGAAGTTAACCTAACGTTTTTATTTTCATGAGTATTTTTGATACACTTGCCAAAGAGGCAAAAAATGAGTATGCTAAAGTTGTTTCTGAGGCAACCCATGACCAAGGATACATTGGCACAGGATCTTATATCCTTAATGCTATGCTTAGTGGCAGTATCTATGGGGGTATTCCTGATAATCGTGTAACTGCTATTGCTGGTGAACAAGCAACTGGTAAAACATTCTATGCAATTGCAATCGCTAAAAACTTTCTTGATAGTAATCCTGATGGTGCAGTTTTCTATTTTGATAGTGAAGCAGCAGCAACAGCAGATCTTTTCACGGATCGTGGGATTGATCCTAAAAGAGCATGGCACTTCCCGGTAGATACTATTGAAGAGTTTCGCACTCAGATCATTCGTATTCTAGATAATTTACTCAAAGCAAAAGTAGAAGATCGTAAACCTCTTCTCATTGTTTTAGATTCTATGGGAATGTTGGCATCGGCAAAAGAACTTACAGATGCTCTAGATGATAAGCAAGTTCGTGACATGACTAAATCTCAAGTTCTTAAGTCAGTGTTCAGGATCATCACTAGTAAACTGGGTAAATTGAAAGTGCCTATGATTGTTACTAATCATACGTATAAAAGTATGAATCCTTATGGTGAGCAAACTGAGATGGGTGGTGGTAGTGGACTTAAGTATGCTGCATCTACAATCATGCATCTATCCAAGTCAAAGGAGAAGGACGGTACTGATATTGTAGGTAGTATTATCAAAGTCAAGGCAAACAAATCACGATTTACTAAAGAGAACTCGTTAGTTGCAACACGACTTTTCTATGATGCACGTGGACTTGATCAGTACTACGGACTACTGGAACTGGGTGAAAAGTACGACATCTTTACAAGGAAAGGAAACCGTGTTATTGTGGGTGAGTCATCTGTTTACCCTTCTGCTATGCTCAAAGACCCTGAGAAATATTTTACTCCTGATGTGATGGAGAAACTTGATTGGGCAGCAGGACAGGAGTTCAAGTATGGACTTGAGTAATTATGTGAGAGTATATAGTGATGTTCTCTCTCAAGAATATTGCAATGAGTTAATTGACTTTTTTGATTCTGGAACTCCCATCTTTAGAGATAGTGAGTTAAGACCTAAGTTTTATGAACTTGGTTTTGAAAATCATATGATGGAACCTTTGCTACAAAAACTTAGACCTAGTTTTGAAGCATACATTGAAACTACTAATTCAGATCTTTGGTTTCCACAAAATTTTTGTTGGGAGTTTGCTAGGGTTAAAATGTACAGAAAAGGAACTGATGATCAGTTTGCTCCACATGTAGATGTGGGTGATAGAGAATCATCTAAACGTTGTCTGGCATTTTTAATTTATCTAAATGATGTTGCTGAGGGAGGAGAAACTTGTTTTGTTACCATGGGGAAAAAAGTTGTTCCTAAAATGGGAACTATGATAATGTTCCCACCTTTATGGACATTTCCTCATCAAGGTAAACCTACTATCTCTAATAATAAGTACATCCTAAGCACCTACATTAATTACGTATGAATACTCTTGAGTTTACAATTGTCAACAACTTGGTTACCAATGATGAGTATCGTCGTCAAGCGTTTCCATATCTCAAAGTTGAATACTTTGAGTCGGATACAGTATCAACTTTATTTAAACTAGTTAAAACTTTTATTGAAAAGTATGAGAAGTGTCCTACTAAAGAATCACTTGAAGTAGATCTTCAATCTCAATCTCATTTGAGTGATGATCTATTTAAACAGGTAAGTAATTCAATATGTAATTTAAAGGAAGACAATTCTAATTACCAATGGTTATTAGATACTACAGAAGAGTGGTGTAGGAATAGAGCAATTTATCTTGCACTTCTGGAGAGTATTAAGATTGCTGATGGTGATGATTCTGAGAAAGACAAAGGTGCTATTCCATCTATCCTTTCTGATGCTATCGCTGTTACTTTTGATAGTAGAATCGGTCATGATTATCTAGATGATTATCAGCAAAGATTTGATTTCTATCATAGGAAGGAAACTAAAATTCCTTTTGATCTTAACATGCTCAATAAGATTACTAATGGAGGAATAACTGCTAAGACAATTAGTGTTATCTTAGCAGGCACAGGTGCAGGTAAGTCCCTATGTATGTGTCATATGGCATCAGCAGCACTTCTGCAAGGGAAGAATGTTCTGTACATTACTTTAGAAATGTCAGAAGAAAAAATTGCTGAACGTATAGATGCTAACTTACTGAGTGTCCCTATTCAAGATCTTGCTAAATTGCCACAGCAGATTTTTGAATCTAAGGTGAATAATCTTACAAAGAAGACAAATGGAAAACTTATCATTAAGGAATATCCTACTACTGCTGCCCATGTGGGACATTTTAGGTCTCTTATTAGTGATCTGTCTCTTAAGAGGAACTTTAGACCCGATATTATCTTTGTGGATTACCTTAATATTTGTGCCTCCCAAAAGTACAAACCACAATACGCAAATTCGTACACGATCATCAAGGGTATTGCTGAAGAACTACGTTGTCTCGCTGTGCAACAAAATGTTCCAATCGTTACTGCTACGCAAACCACCCGTGCAGGTTATGGTAGCTCTGATGT